CTTGTAACTTTCTTAAATCGTTATAATTCATAGTTACAATATGCGTAAAACGAGGACAAGTTTGTAAATTACTTTCAGTATAAGATACAACTAAATCATCTGCAGGTACAAATTTACTTACAGGTCGTCTTAGATTTTGATCATAATAAGTCTTTTTAAAGGCAGATCCTGTTAAAGGAAGGTAATATAACATTTGATCTAGTTCTGGATCGAATTCTTCCATTACGTCCAAAACTAAAAAGTTCATAAAACCTCTTACCCTTTCGGCTTGCTCTTCGACTTCTTTCGACTTTTCACCGACGATCCTCGTTTGGACTGGACCCCCTGGAGGGAGGAGTTCTTTGTACGCTTGGCTTTGGAACTGCGTCGCACTTTCTGCGAGGAGTGGGTGGTAGACCCCTGACGCCCCCCTGAACGGTTCGCTTCTTTCATCAGTGCTTGTTCCAAGGAGATCGAGTCCTTCTGTGTAGCTGTCAAGCCACTCTTGTCTTGATTCCGTGTCTTCTTTGTAGGCTTCGATAAGATCGGCAGCCATTTCGCTAAGTTGAGCTTCGTCGATATTTTCTGCCAAATTTTCATAAAAATCATCAATATCCCCCTTTTGTGATTCTTCTTCATAATTAACTATAGCCCCACCATCCTCTAAAAGAACAGTATTATTTGCATCAAACTCAGTTTCAAGTGTTTCTTCTTCTACTTCGATTTCTATTTCATCTTCAGGAGAATCAACAACTTTTAACGGTTTATTCTTTTCTACAGCCATTTTTACCTCAATAGTAAACGTATTGTCTTACACTATGTTCTAACGATTCATCTTCATAATCAGATGGATGTCTCAAAAAACCCCCTTGACGAAATCGTAACATAGCCTGAGTAGTGGAATCGACCAAATCATCATGATCACCATTAGGGAACTCCGTAAGCTCTTCAACAAGCTCCTCTGCCCACCTTGTTTCTGGCACCCACACGAGTCCTGATTCGAATAAAGGTGCCACTGCATTAGTCCTAGCAATTTTATCCTGCCCTCTGTTTGGCGAATAGTTTTGTACAGGAATACCCATCGCCCTTAATTCTTGTGTTAATGGCATTCCTGATGCTTTGGCTTCGATGATAACCGAATCTGGATCCCATTGTAAATAACTTTCTTGAGCAACCTCTTTTAATTCAGGAAAAGTATATCTATCTCGGATAGAATCTAACAAAATTATATTCGCTTGTTCGGATTCATTAACTCTAAAAACACCCCAAGTTGTAATAGCACTATAATCTGCTCTTTCTGACTTTAAAAAAGCAGTATCATAGCTTTGAATTATAAAATCTACTAGTGGAGGGTCAGATTTTTCCCAAATATTAATCCATTCTTTCTTAATTATTGCTCCATCGCCCCCTGTTGGCTCTTGCATCCACTGAGCAGACCATTTTGAGTGAGGCAAAGACGCTCGAATGCCTTCTAATTCGTCAATTTTCCAAAATTCTTCCCAAACTGGCTTGCCAGATGGCATAATTGCAGGAAATTCTATTAATTCCCACTTATCTGCCTTTAAATCTGACATTTGAGCCTTTAATAATTGACCTGTTAAGTCCTTTTTTGACCATCTAGTCATCACTAAAATGATAACACCTCCTGGTTGGAGCCTCTGTCGAGGTCCAGAAGTGTACCATTCGTATGCCATTTCCATAGCTGTTTCGCTTAATGCGTCTTGTTCCGAGTGAGGGTCGTCAATAATAAGGATATCAGCACCTCTACCAGTAATTGCACCCCCTACACCAGACGCAAAATACTCTCCACCTTCGGTTGTTTCCCATCGACCTGCTGCTTTTGAATCAGCACGTAACGAAACATTAGGAAAAACTTCTTTATATTCTCTTGTATCTACTAAATCTCTAACTTTTCTACCAAATCGTACAGCAAGTTCACCTGTATGTGTAGCTTGAATTATTTTTAAATCTGGGCGAATACCCAAGAGCCACGATGGAAGCATATATGACGACATTTCTGACTTCGAATGTCGTGGAGCCATATTAATAATAACTCGTTTTAACTCCCCTCGTGCAATTTTATTAAATTGTTCACACATTATCCTGTGGTGTGCACCTTCGATAAAAGAACTCCACATCGTTCTAACAAAGGTTAAAAAATCTCCTCGACATTCTTCTTGGAGTTTTCTTCGTTTTAATTCATCTGTAAGTAAATTTAATTCTAATAATTCATCTCGTTTTAATTCACCTAGATCGGTAGACGAAATATATTTTTCTATTTCTTCTAAACTATTAAGTTGCATCAAGCGTCATCGCTTCTGGGGGTAATTCTTCATATTCCGTAAAAGCACCTTCTTCTACTTCATCTAAATTTAATTCAGGCGAAAATAATAATGCTAATGGGTAAGATAAAACTCCTGCACCTTTTGCAACAGCTTTTCCAGCAACTCCTAATCCCTCTAAAAGCATCCCTCCTGGATTTATTTTAAAAGATTCAACTATTGCTGTTTTTGCTCTTTCAGGTGCAAATTGAAATATTCCTTCTCGTAACATTCTAAAATATTGTTTATCGTTTATATTTCCTATAGCTCGTTCTAAATCTAAACTATCTACATATCGTAAACCATCTTTTAACATTCTCTCTGCTGCTTGAGGTCCACCGATCCTATTTTCTTTCATACCATACGCATGAAATTTAAACGCATCTTTTGCAGCTTTAGAAAATTCATCAGGAGAAACTAACATCGTTTTAATACGACCTCCTCCTGTTTGCTTTATTTGTTTTACTGAAGGAGTCTCTTGTAAACCAGCAAATCCTTTCGCCTTTTCTAAATTAGGTGTGAAAAATTTTCCTCGTGTCGTTTTACCTTCTTGTTTTTGAAATTCCATATCGCCAGAATATCCAAAATCAAATTTTGGGTTCGGTAATTTACGAGGCTCACCACGATAAACACGGATCATGCCTTGTGGGTCTTTTTTAAATAAAGACATTAAACCTTGTTCCATTATTCTTGTTCCCTACGAAAATATACGTCTACATGGGCTTCGCATTTTGGACACGATAAATTAGTTACCATCGAATATTCTTCTTCGTCTTCCAAATCATGGTCACCACCCCAAATTAATTTTGTACCACAATGGTAACAATCCATTATTTTTCGCCTCTTGCTTTTGCTGCAAGATCAGCTGTTAAATCACTTAATGAAAAATTTTCTATAGCTCCTACTATACTACCAAGTGCACCTTCTCGGCTACCACCAAGTACTTTTCCTATATCTTGCATAGCAAACCCTTTACTAATCACTTGAGCCATAGGTTGCATAGGGTTAGGAACAAGAGATAAAAGACTTGTTATTCCTCTGCCAATTTGTTTAGGAGTTATTGAAAAATCTGTTCCTGCTGTTCCTGATCCACCTAACATACTATTAGGATCAAACCCTGCGATACCTGTAACGTTACCTTTTGTATCAACTGATACATTTGGACCCATACCACCAAAAGGACTTAATCCAAAATCCGTTGGACCTCTGCCCTGATCGCCTTCTGTGCTTGTCGCTCCCATACCTGCTGAAACAGATTGCTGATCAGCTAAAGAACTTTCTAATCCCATATCATCTTCAGGGTTGAAAAAAGTAGGAATACCGAATAATGAACCAATCCCTCCACGATCTTTTAATAATTGGGCTTCTTGGGGATTAATATATGCGAGCATGTGTGGTTGACCACTAATCGTGGTTTGTTTTGGTATAGTATCTGTAGGAACTGCTGCTACTCCACCAACTCGCATTACTGACTCCTTTTTTCCAGATATAACCTATTTATGAAAAAATTAAAACCAAAAAAGATCCTATCGTAAAATTTCTGGTATATCGGCTGACAACCTTGCACTTTAGTGCTAGAAAAAGGGTGGTTCTCGCTGTAAAGGGGGGTGGGGGCTGTCGTGTCGCTTTTATAATAGGGTGGTGTGCGTAAAAAAAGGGGGGCTAAAAGCCCCCAAGTTTTAAGGTTTTGCTATTTCCCTAGCCGTAGCCCAAGCAGTACCAAATATTAATAATAAGCCAATACTAATATGGACTGGATCCCAAATTAAGAACGAAGTAATAAAGTACAACGTAGCTAAGAAAAAGCAAATAGTACAAATAATCACGTGAAATAATTTCATTTTAATATCCTTTCTAAGAAAGGGGGGCTACTAGCCCCCCAGTAAATTAGTTAACTTTAAAGTAATCACCTAAAAGCCTTTTATGGTAGAAAGTCCAAATTCTTTCTACAGATTGGGTAGTAGATAATTTACTAGTTTCAGGGTTTTTTAAATCTTTAATAATTTCCCCTTTAGTAGCTTTACCACCAAGATTATCTAAACTATATAGAATAGCTTGAGCTTGGGCTGGTAAAGGATAAGCCTTTAAGTTTTCTAATACATTATCAGTTAAACTATAAACTACGTTATTACTACCCTTTGGAGAAGGGGCAGGAATACCACATTTAGCAATAGAAGACTTATCAACGGTAGGAGTAACAGTAGCACCGTTAGCTACGATTTTAGAAATTTTCTTAGACATAATATTTTCCTTTCTATCTTTCTAAGTTATATATTCTATTATTGCGATTTTCTTACTAAAGTAAAGTAAAAAGTTAATTATTTTTCAAACTATCGTTTAACATCGTTAACTAATTATTTTGGGCGAATCAATCAGTCAGTCAAACAAACCAGTAGAGAGAATGGGTCATTATTATACCTGAACCTTTGCTCGTGCTGTAATAAGTGATGATGAAAGGCTATGATGAAAGGCTATGATGATGAAACCCAGTCAGTCAGTCAATCAGGTGCAATCGGCAAAAAAAGAGGGAGCCGAAGCTCCCTCAATCATTAAGCATCGAGTTTAATATACTCATCCTCGACCAATAACTTACGATAGAAATCATAAATTCTTTTTGGCGACTGAACAGTTTTTAAACCATTCGCGAGCAAGTTATCAACTACCTCGCCTTGAGTAGCAGAGCCACCAAGAGCTTCAATAGTATTAAGAATAATCATAGCCTGACCAGCTATCTTACGATTTTCAATAACCTTTGTTATCAAAGTAACTTTACGATTATTAAAACCGTTTTTAGCAGGAGCAGGAATACCAGAGTTACCTACAGGAGATTTAGCGACAGGAGCTACCTTTTTAGATTTTTTCATAACTTTCTACCTTTCTAATTTAATTAAGTTATACCAGTATCATATACCATACTCTTACTATAGTAAAGTATTAATTACTGATTTTTAAATCTTTTTTATGACAAAATGATTCCTGCTGCCTGGATCCGAGTCAATCAATCAATCGGTCATTCAGTCAATCAGACAGTCATTCGGTCAGTCAAACAAAATTGTTTTAGCACGAGCTTCCAGTCAAACGGATGTTGTTGATGATGAATGGTGGGTGATGATGAACAGAGGGTACGATTTCTTAGACTGACTGACTGACTGCCTGGAACGCACCAAATTTGATGTTTTGAAGGGTCATGGATAAGAATCCAAGAGATGCCTCCTCGAGTTGCACGACGCGTGTGCCATGCACATTGTTGGGCTGATAGATTGACTGACTGTATCGTTCCTATCTTGAGTTCAATCCAAAACTCATTGCCCTGCCAACAAGCATTGACGTCAGGCACTCCTGTGCCAAGGGCTCCTGTTTCAATCCTTTGCCAGTGAACTTTGGGTAAGCTGTTCTTTAGCGTTTGATACAGGCTCTTTTCTGTCTTCATGCTCTACTACTTTCATATTGCTTCCATTTACAATTTGCTTTATCCTTGAGACAAGATCCTCTGAACTCATGCTTTCCATCTTTGAAACCATGACCTCCTTCCGATCTATATACAACCCTGCTACCTTGCCCCTAGACACCTCGGCAGAGATCGCAGCAGCAATTTGCCCTGAATCCTTCGCTTCATCACGCAAATGGGAAAGTTCTGTTAGATGTGAGTCAACACTAACTTCTGCTCGTTGTTTCTGCTTTTCCAAAAGCTCAATAATAAAATTGCCAACCAGTGGATTCTTACGAAGCATTGCAGAACCTTGAACTTTTGAGCCAATCATGTCTTTCGTGAAGCCTGATTTTCTCGCTGCAGCTGCAGCAGACATTCCTTCAACATATAGTCTACAAAACTTTTTGTGCTTTGGTAGTAGTGGTCGGTGTCTCTTACCATCTGAGCAAACCCAGTAATTTCCACATTCTGATGGCGAAACTGGAGTGTACACAAGATCTCTCATCAATATGACCTTTTCTCACTTTCTTTGTTTTCTTTCCTTATATCTTACCAGACACAATAGTAATATACAATGGTTTTTTATTCTAAAAACAAAAAACTTTTCTCCCGACCCTTTATCTATGACTAACAGTTATGATATCTTGAAAACAAATATCATAGCCAAGAACCAAGAGCCACAGAGCATTACAGAAGATATTATGAGATTATGAGATTATGACGTGAGTTTTAGAAATTAAAACATTAAAAGTGAACAGGAGGGACATTGGGGCATTTCTGCCCCAAGTTAGTTAAGTGATATTTTCTATTTTTACGAATTCACCTTTTTCAAAAATATATTTCTTACCTTTGTGTTCAGTGCTCCAATTTTCATTACGAATACGACCAACGTATTGACTGGTTAAATTTTTATCGCTGATTTCTAAAACCCATTTCATCATCTTTCGCACATTTTTTTCACTTTCGTGCTGAAAGATTTCTCTTATGTGATCATCTTCATCATAGATAACACCAGTTGCGTACATTTTTTCCATTATCAATTACTCCTTATCAAAACAAGAAAAGCTACAGAAGAAAGATTGACGAATCTCTTCATCTTCTACAAGAACCCAAGGATGGTCAGTGTACCATAAAAGGTCACCAGTTTTAAGATTAAGGGCGAATGCCTCATAGCCCTCAGGAAAAGCAGGACTGTCAAGTTTAACAGCCCCAGCACCTTGTTCAATAGTATCAGAATCCATCATACTAAGACGAGGAAATGTCCTGATAAAGATATTAGTCATTCCTTCACGGTGTGCATAAAGTGCATACATTATAAATTCTCCTCTTTCTTTAACTGCTCAATTAACTCTTCATCAATGTAATCTGAGTCTATATCCTCTGGGTGAGGAATACGAGAATGAGGGGCTTCTTTTCGTAAAGGATTACCCCACTTATCATACTTACCCCAAAATGGGTTAACGTGCCAAACATCATTACCTGTAGCAATATAAGCTCTATCAGGGTTTTGGGAACCAATCTCTCTAGCCTCAGCTCGATCCCAATCTTGGGGTGATGCGTAAATAAAATCACGATCTTCTTGTTCTTGTATGTGCATTTTTCTTCCTTTCTAAAATTAATCTTACCTATATTATAGTAAAGCAAAGCGACGATTACTATTACATTATACTGTTTTTACTCGTAAAAAAAACCCCACCATTTTCATGGTGGGGCGAAAGGAACTGTTATGTCGTAAATAAAATGACTATGTCCAGAATCAACTGGACATAGTCGACCAAGCTATGCGTTTGCATATTCGATAGCTTTGTCTAATGCTTTGGCTTTCCTGTTTGCTCCAACGCCAAACCATGATGAATGAAGAGCATTACCAGGAGCTGACTGCTTTTTCTGATGATCC